GAGGTTGCAATGAAAACTGTATTTGGAAAAGATGTTATTGATTGGATACGAGAAAATAAAATTATGAAAACAACGGATGAGAATGAATACCTGAAAGAGCAGGTCGCGGTGTTACACAGCGCACTATTGAGAATCATGGCAACGCGTAAACCCAACAGGGCATATTCCGACGGCGTGAATGAAATCTACGACTGGACTCGAACCGCGCTTGACGAATATTCGACGAACGAGTTTAATCGACGTTGTGAGTTGGAGGATGTAAAATGAATAAAGAAACAATATTAGAAATAATTCAAAAACAACTTCGTGAAAATGGATATGATAGTTATGAGGTTAATTATTGCCCACATTGTAAAATGCCATTAGAAGAATCTGTAAAATATATTGACCATTCAAACGTTGTAGCAAGTAATATAGCGTTTACTGTATTTGAGAATAAGCCGTATGATTATAAAGATTATGTAAGAGAACAATTGCTTGAATATATTGATAGCCGTTATTTCTCAGGCGATATAGAAGAAAATGCTATTGAGCTATACGATCATTTGGTTGATATTGGTTTTGTTGAGGTAAAAGATGAAATGTAAAATTGAAATTACGCATGATGACGGTAAAATTGTGACGTATGAGGGAACGCCAAAAAAATTCACTATTCACAACTTAAGTTTAGTCGAAAAACCAAACCACGAATTAAACATAATGGAGTACGAACAGAAAAAACCAATAGTACTTCGATATGAAATTAATTTAGAACTAGGCGAAAAATGAAAACAGCCGAACAAATGATGTGTGAGTGGATGCAATCACAGCTTAGGGATAATCAGACGTTTACCATCAACGGCGAGCAATACCTCAAGATATGGAATCATTATCAGGAAGTCGAGCTGGTATTACAAAAGGCGGAGTATATGCGATATGCAAAACGTGTGGACGGCAATCACCACGAGATAGTTCAAGGATTGCGCGATTGTGGTTACTATGTCAAAGATACGTCAAAATACGGTGACGGCTTCCCTGACTGCATTGTTCGGGGCGGCGGTCGTGTTGTCATGCTGGAAATCAAGCAGGGCAGTGCGAAATTGACGGACGCGGAGAAGGACTTCCACGAAGCGTTTTACGGTTTAGGTTTGCACGTAGTCAGGACGTTGGAAGATGCGTTGAAGATTATGGAGCGTGAAAAGATATGAAAATTCTATCATTAGGTTGGGGAATACAATCATTCACACTTGCAGCAATGGCAGCATTAGGCGACATCGAGCCGATTGATTATGCCGTACACGCAGACACAACACATGAAGCGCAAGGAACTTATGATTATGCTACCAGGTGGACTGATTGGCTAAATGATAGGGGAGTGAACGTTGTAACCGTGAAACCTGATAACAAAAATACACCTGTATATCAAATTACACCAACAGGTAAAAAGGTCGTAAATATTCCAGCTTACACAGAAACGGACAACGGCGGTCGAATGAACCGCAACTGTACAGGTGATTGGAAAATTGTACCAATGCGAAGGATGATCCAGAAATTACGCAATGGTGAACCAGTAGAACAATGGTTAGGAATATCACTGGATGAAGTGCAACGGATGAAACAATCGGACGTGAAATATATCACCAACCGCTATCCACTAATCGAAATGAAAATGAGCCGATGGGATTGTAAACGTTGGTTAGAAAATCACGGGTTAGAAATACCTCCACGCTCCGCATGTGTGTTCTGTCCATTTCACAGCCGTTCGGAGTGGCGTGATATTCGAGATAATGCACCTGAAGATTGGAGTAAAGCCGTCCAGGTGGATAAGGCAATCAGGAAGGCGCGACCACCTTATGACTTGTTTGTGAACGTACAGCGAAAGCCATTGGATGAATGTGACCTTGATAACGAGATCGACAAGGGACAGTTATCACTTTGGGAAAATGAGTGTGAAGGCTTGTGTGGCGTATGAAAATTTACAAAGTGTTAGTTGATGAATTGCCGGAAACATGTTCTAAGTGTGATTTATATGACTCGGAGGAATATATGTGTAGAGCCACGTTTAAGGATATTTATGAATGCTTAGATTATCCAAAAACTAACCGTCCTGTTTGGTGCCCTCTGGTTATTCCTGATTCAGTGATATTCTTCCACGGTAAACAGTTTTATAAGGTGCAAATATGACAAAGCGCAAGCATGACGAAGCTAACATAACCCTGATTATCATAATGTTCGCTATGATGTGGGCGACGTTCCTGTATTCCGTATGGTACAGGTTGCGGGTGATTGAGGTCGTATGCAGGAGAGGTGGATGAGATGGGAAGATATATCATAAAAATAAACAACTTGTATTTTGAATGGTCAACTATTGTTGACGCGCCGGTTACTTGTGCAATGGATAAAATTGAGTTGGAAACTTATATCAAAGACAAATACGGTCGTGAAGGATTAGATACACTGCCAGCAAGGTTAGAACGAGTTAAAAAGAATGGAACGAGCGCATACGGATTAACGCTTGATGAATTGATAAAATCTAATCGAGCAGGCAATAATGAAAAGTGTTTGACAAAAGAAGAAATTTATAAAGAATATTTAGGACAAGGATGACTAATGCAACACTCAATCGGTGAACTCGTGCTATGTGCGGAAGGGCAACGCCTGTATGACGAATACAATAAGATGTTCGATGACGAAAACAATTCAGAGGATGACATGCTGGACGCGTGGGACGCGTATTATAATCACCGGATGGAATGTTCGGATTGTGGGTATAGATGATATGGGAAACCGCTTCGTCGAGGACAGACTGGCACGCGCTGGCATATCGTTCTCTGAGATGTGGGCGTCCGAACATGAGGGACGCTTCTGGAAACGCAAGCTATCCAAAGCACGACGGCGGGCTGGCAAGCGATTGTGTCGATACGGAGAGGATGACTTGCGCAAAGTCGAACGGGGATTAGTGGGGATAGAAGGAACGGCGAATTGGAAGAATTGGTGACAACCTTAACAATTCCATGAAATGACACCAAAAACTTGACATTTGTTCTATAATCTGGTATTGTAATTTTATCGGATTATTGGTATGTCGTATCAACCTAATCTAATTTCCTCCGGAGGGAAAAAATCATGTCAGTCTTGGGAATTTTAGCAATAATTTTCTTGTTGTCGTTCCTTGTCGAAGCACTTGTAGAATACGTCTTTGGCAAACTATTCGATCATATTCCAGCATTAGAGCCACACAAATGGCTGTTGATGTACATTGCACTTGGGGCAGGTGTCGCAGGTGCTTTTATTTACCAGTTCGACGTTATCAGTCTGTTGTCGATATGGCTGGAAACACCGATAAACGTTCACCCGTTCGGGATTGCCATAACAGGCCTTGCTATTGGTCGCGGTAGTAATTTTATTCACGACCTGATTAAAAAGTTTTTTCAACAAGATCCGCTGGTAACGAACAACACTGTTTACAATACGATCAAAGAAAACTAAGGGGGCGTCATGGATGCTGCATCGATTGCAAGCCTTGTGAATTTTGGCAGCGCGGGAGCTGTGATTATTGTCGTTATTATCTTCCTGAATTACATCGGGAAAAGGGACGCAGAGTGGCGCGATTTTTTTACCGTCTTGAACAAGAGCAACGTGGAAGACATGGGTAAACTTACAAAAGCCATTGATAGCATGAGCATGTCCGTTGCAAAGTTAGGCGAAAGCCTGAAGGCACACGACGACAAGTTAACCGAACACGAGAGCCACGTCGAGCAACGCTTGAAGGACGTCCAGGCAGCGGCACGAAAACGGAGCGCTAAACCGAAGGTGGTAGATAATGGGTGATAAACGACCACGATTAGCGATAAAGCAGGGGAGAGGAGTGTAACGATGAATAGTGCAAAGAAGTTGTTGACGGTGTTGGGGAAGAGTGACACAAGACAAACATTATATATTTCTGATGGATTCAGTATTTATCCTACAACAGACGGAAATGGAATACCATCAGTAGGCTGGAAAGGTGGAGCTGGTAGAACATGGGCTGGAAGGGGATATGGCACATGGGGCACGACGTCAGAAACAATGTTATGTTCTGCGTTAGTTGGTGGAACTGGAGTAAATACTATAAACACAAGTTCTCCAAATGTTAAGGTTGGTGTAAGGGTAAGTACATACGCAGGTGGTTGGGCTGGTGTTGCAACAAGATATGTAACCAATGGAAATTTTATTGCTGCTTATTGGGACGGTTCACGAATTAGGGCATTTAAATTAGTAAACACGACAAATACAGCACTTATTACTAGTGGTCTTGGTCTTTCATTTGGTGCTAACTCACTCATCGAAATTGAGATTAATAAAACTCAAGTATCTGTTTATCTTGATGGAACACAGGTTGGAGAAACACAAACAGTAGAAGATATTCAGCTTCTAGATTCTCCTTTTCATGGTGTTATTACTTCAAATGTTGGTAATGCTTTTGATAATTTTAATGTTTATCCGTTTGGTGATAGTTGGGTAAATTATTTAGCTATTGGTGATAGTAAAACATTAGGATCAGGAGATAATCCAGCTAATTTAGGTTTTTCATCAAAAATAAGTATAACCACACAACAATTCGTAGAATGTCCTTTAAGAGTTGCTGCTGGTGGCAGGACAGTTGCTTTACAGGCAACTGGAATTAACACTGATTTAGCAGCAGCACTCGGAACGCCAGATCATATTCTGATAAATTTAGGTGCAAATGATTCAGCATCAATTCCGGTTGAAACAACATTTAAGGCCAATTATGCAACTATTATAACAGCACTACATTCAAAATACCCATCAGCTCCTATTTATTTAGCTCGTCCTGTTTTATTATCAGATGTGCCAGCAAGCACCCCAACAGCAGATAACGCTACTGTTAGAGGATGGATAGATGAAATAATTGCTTTATATGACTATGTTTATGCTGGAATAGATGAAACAGCATTAGAGGGTGGTGATGGATATGCTACAAATTTTGTAGATACTACACATCAAACAGCAGCTGGTTATTTAGCAGTAGCAGGGCTATGGAAAACAGCAATGGGTTATTAGCATAAAGGAGCACACACATGGCATACAACGAGTTCACACACGCAGACGCGGTAGTTACCGCAACGGGATATGATGGATAAGGCCGTGAAGTTCGAGGCGAAGGATAAAATGGCAAAACGCATAACAGACTATAAACCACTGACACGCAACCCGAACAAGGGAACGCAGCGCGGCACGGGTATTCTTGACCAATCAGTCAGGGAGCTTGGTGCAGGGCGTTCCCTGTTAGTCGATAAGAACGGCGTCATCCTGGCAGGCAATCACGCACAAGAGGCATTCGTCAACGCAGGCCTTGAGGACGTGATCGAGGTCGAGACAGATGGCAATCAGATTGTAGTGGTCAAGCGCACTGACATGGACGCTAACAGTACAGCCGGTAAGAAGATGGCGATCATGGATAACCGCACGAGTGAGCAGGGCTTGGCGTGGGACGCGATAGTGCTGGAAGAGATGCTAAACGAGATCAAGCAGGATGAGCAAGAACTTGATATGGCATTACAGGCATTACAAGATGAGCTTAATCCTCCAGAAGTTGACTATGAAGAAATGTGGCAGGGAATGCCAGAGTTTGAACAGGATGATCAAACTGGAATATTGTTAAAGGTTCATTTTTTAAACGAAGATGATAGAAAAGAATTTTTTAATCTAATAAATCAACGGTGTACAGATAAAACTATTAGTATATGGTATCCTGAACGAAAATTCGGGTCAATGGATCAACTAGGAACAAAAGAAGGATTGGTATATAGTAATAATGAATCCTAAATATCCGGTTTATATTATTTCCAAAGGTAGATGGGAATCAAGGCTTACAAGTAAAGCACTTGAAAAAATGAATGTGCCTTATCATATTGTTATTGAACCAAATGAATATGATAATTATGCTGAATTTATTGACCCTAAGAAAATATATACATTACCGGATGATTTAAGACAAAATCCAAAATATGCTATAGCAGATCAATCAGGAATATGCGGCGGTGGTATTCCGGCTCGTAATTGGGTATGGGAACACTCAATAAGTATTGGTGTAGAACGACATTGGATATTAGATGATAACATACGCTGGTTTGCTAGAATACATAAAAATAAAAAAATACAGGTGGATAGTGGCGTTTGTTTTAAAGCTTGTGAGGACTTTGTAGAACGATACGAGAATATTGCTATTGCCGGATTACAGTATGAAATGTTTATTCCAGCATCTGAGAAAGTTCCACCATTTTTATTAAATACTCGGGTATATTCATGTATTCTAATAAAAAATGATATACCTTATCGTTGGCGCGGTCGATATAACGAAGATACAGATTTGTCATTAAGCGTATTAAAAGACGGCTGGTGTACTTTTCTAATGCAAGCATTCGTTTGTAAGAAAACAGCTACTATGAGAATGAAGGGCGGTAATACTGAAATGTTATACAAGCTGGATAATGAGGATGGTAGATTGCTAATGGCAAAATCACTCGTAGCTCAACATCCAGATGTGACGAAAATCACGCGAAAATGGGGACGCTGGCAACATCAGGTAGATTATAGGCCGTTCAAGAAAAACAGACTTATCAAAAAAGAAGGCGTTATTATTCCAGAAGGTGTTAATAATTACGGGATGAAATTGGTAAAAAGGAGCGCATGAAAACAGTATATATCTATGGTTTAGAAGATCCGACAATAGATGAAATAAGATATGTTGGAAAAACGACAAATCTAAAGAATAGATTATACGATCATATTCATACTCAGGATGTAAACAAACATAAGAAAAGTTGGATTGCTTCACTGATTGAAATTGGTGCTAAACCGAAAATGATAATACTTGAGAAAACAAATGAAACAGAATGGGAAGAACGAGAAAAGTATTGGATTGCTTATGGTAGAGAAAAAGGATGGCGATTGACAAATATTGCAGACGGTGGAATGAATAATTATTATAGTCAGCAACATTTCGACAAGTCAGTATTAGAGCCTTATTTGAGTGAAGAAAACAAAAATAAACTTGATAAATATTCAATGGATGAATTATTAGAGATTGCACAAGAAATGATAAATGTATCAGTTGATCTAATGAAAGGATATTTTACAGGAAAAACAAACGGGATTGCAGCATTTCAAGTATCCTATGATTATATAAATAGACGTGTAAATTTATAAACTTTACAGGGACGGGTTTAAATGGCAAAGCTAAACAAAAAATTAGTAATAGAGGCACTACACAAGACAAAGGGAGCGGTTTATCTTGCTGCTAAGTCTTTGGGGTGTTCGCATACAGCCGTTTATACCTACATCAATAATTATCCTGACATAAAAGAGATAAAGGATTTCTACATCGAAGAATTGAATGACATTGCAGAATTGAAGCTAAGACAAGCGGTACACGACGGTGACCAATGGGCGATAAAGTTTCAGCTATCTACCCAGGGCAAAAAGCGCGGGTATGTTGAGCGGTCAGAGATTACAGGTGCGGACGGCAAAGAAGTAGTGATTAGAGTTCAATATGATGACAAATGATGAGTACACGGTACATCTTCCAAGACCACATGCTAAACAGCTTGAATTTATTCATTCACCTGCAAAGCGTAAGATTATCAGAGCAGGGCGTCGAGGTGGTAAGACTGTAGGCAATTCTATCTATGCAGTTGAAAAGTTTTTAGAAGGCAGGCGTGTTCTTTATGCCACACCAACATCCGACCAAATAGGACGCTTCTGGACAACGGTAACACGGGCATTATATGAGCCTATCAAAGCAGGGTTATTCTACAAAAATGAAACGGAGCATATCATCGAAAAGATTGGGACAGAACAACGTATCAGAGCAAAGACAGCCTGGAATGCTGATACACTTCGAGGTGATTATGCCGATGAGCTTATTCTGGATGAGTGGCAATTGATGAATGAAGATGCGTGGGAAGTGGTAGGCGCTCCAATGATGTTAGACACAAATGGAAATGCAACGTTTATTTATACTCCTCCAAGTTTGCACTCTCGTTCAGTCAGTAAAGCCAACGACCCACAACACGCGGCAAAATTATATAAACGGGCGAAGGCTGATACAACCGGACGTTGGGCTGCATTTCATTTTACAAGTCATGACAATCCACATTTGAATACTGATGCACTTGAAGACATAACCAAAGACATGACTAGCCTGGCTTATCGCATGGAAATTATGGCAGAGGACGTGAATGAAGCTCCAGGCGCTTTATGGACTAGGGACATTATAGAAAAATCACGTGTTTTCAGTATGCCTGATTTAGTGCGTATCGTTGTTGGTGTAGATCCAACAGCGTCATCATCAGGTGATGAGGCAGGAATAATAACCGCTGGCATGGACAATAAAGATAATTATTATCTGCTTGGAGATGACAGTACACAGGGAAGTCCACAACAGTGGGCAACTGCAGCGGTAACAGCATATCATAAATATAAAGCTGATATAATCGTTGCTGAAAAGAACAACGGCGGTGAAATGGTGGAGTCTGTTATAAAACAGGTTGATCCAAAGGTAAGAGTTAAGTTAGTGTGGGCTTCACGGGGTAAGGCAACCAGGGCAGAACCAATCAGCGCGGTAGCAGAACAAGGACGAGATCATCACGTTGGAGCATTTCCTGTGTTAGAAGATGAATTATGTTTATGGGTTCCTGGGGATGATTCTCCAAATAGATTAGACGCTAAAGTGTGGGCAATGACTGAGTTAATCGGTAACGGAATATTAACAGTATTAGAAGATCCATTCTCGGGATGGTGAGGTGCTTATGGCAAATTTTATTATGAACGGAATTAACAACTTATTCAACCTGATCGCAATGGGAATTGCTGATAACATCTCCCAACGTATCAACTCAAGCGCGCCTGAGATCAACGACGCTGTAAACTATCGGCGCGGTGAGCAACCAAAGCCGCTCAAGGTGAAGGCAGGGCAGCATGACGATAACGTGACAATCAACTTATCCGGTATTGTTGTCGATAAGACAGTCAGCGCGATGTTAGGCGACAAGGTACAATTCGACCTACCTGGTGACGAAAACAGCGCGGAGCAACAATACATCAATACAGTCATGGAAGCCAACCGGAGCGAGATATTCCTGTACAACGCCTGTGTCGCGGCGGCGGACGGTGGTACTGGATTCATCAAGATTATGCCTGACATGATAGAATACAAAGGCAAGATGTACCCACGCTTGGACGTTATCAATCCTGCGTATGTGACGATGTTTACCATGCCACATGATGCGACGATGGTATGGCAGTATGTCATTCAGTACAATTTCATCGACGTAAGCGGGAAAGAAGCAATCCGGCGCGAAGTGACAGAGCATGATGCGGAGCGTAACAATTGGATTATCACGACATACGAATACTCAGAGGCGACGGCCTGGAAGTTTCAGCCTATCGACGAACCTGTTATCTGGGATTGGGACTTTGCTCCGATTGTACACTGGCAGAACCTACCGAACCCATACGGGGCAGAGGGAGAACCAGACCTGACCAAAGACGTGAGGATTGTACAGGATAAGTTTAACGAGGTTGCCAGCAATAACGCGAAGATAATCCGGATCTACACACATCCAATGAGATATGGTAAGGGGTTCGGGGGCGATAACGCAAGGAAAATTGAAGTCGGCCCGAATGATTTACCATTGTTAGGTGATACTGGAGAGATTATTCAGCTTCCTGCTTTGGGTGATCTTCCCGGATCGTTAGCTTATCAGCAATTCTTGAAGCGCGAGCTATTCAACATTACCCGAACCGTTGACATTGAGAGCGTACAGGACAAGATCGGGGCATTGACCAACTTTGGGTTAAAGGTCTTATATCAGGACATGTTAGCGAAGATCAAAACAAAGCGGCAATTATTCGGTGATGCGTTACTGGAATTGGTACATAGATTGCTTGCACTAAATAACATGCCAGCGGACGAACCCGGCGTTATCATTTGGGATGACGTGCTTCCTGTCAATAAGGTTGAAGAAGTGCAGGCACTCAAGACAGAGATTGAACTGGGTACAGTCAGTGTTGAAACAGCGGCTACAGAACTTGGGCGCGTGTATAAGACGGATGACAACAAGGGTGAATTTGACAAGATTCAGGAAGAAAAACGGTTGGAGCAAACGAACAGGGCTAATCTTGGTTCGTTCTTATTAGACAATTTTGAAGCGAGGTAATTATGGCTAAAAAAATACAATTTGGCGGTGAGTTATTACGGGCAATGGAATTAGAAAACGGTGGTCTATCATTAGTCACCGGATCTGACTTCCTTGTCAAGAATGTGTCCATTGGTACAGGCGTTGCGGAGTCGGGCGAGCTTGACTGTGGGGAAGGTATGCGACTGGTAGCATATTATCTTGGTACTCCATTGGTATCTACTACAATGACCTATAAGACAGGGCATACCAGCGGTTCAAGACAGGTACTCCGCAAGGATAGCACTGTTATATCTGATACAGTTGCTTCGTCTGTGAGTGTGAGTCTTGACCCTGGCACATTCTACCCATGGCGGTACGTTTCCTTTGTGGCTGGCACCGTTCAGGGTGGTACAGCTTGTGCAATCGCGGCAATCTTAGCATCGATCTAAATACCCTAAGGGCATGATATGCTACCTGAAGAATTAGCGCAACGTCTGGAGAAGATACGCGGTTCGTTGAATAGTGTTCAGCGGGCGGCTATATTGCGTATTGTCAATTCGTACAAGTCAACCACGCGCTATCTTGACAGTGACATTGACCTGCTTATCAAGGAATTGACGGGCGGGCAATTATCCGTTGCGGACGTGCAAAAGCTCAAAGCCTATAAGCGATTGATGAGCAACACAGAAGATGCGCTCAAGGAATTCTCATCCTATCTTGGGGTAGACATGCGCAATGAGATGTCTAAAATGGCGTCGCTCGGACTAAGTGATGCGTTCGCGCTGATACTTACCCAGGGTGACGTGTTACGCGGTGTTCTGAATAGGGGTGCCAACGAAGCACAACTCAGAGCCTTGATAAACTACCTTGACCCTGGAAAGCCATTGTACAAGCGCTTGCAACAATACGGGCAATATAACGCTGAGTACATCAGCAAGATGATTCTGGATGGTGTTCGTGGTGGCTACAATCCAATAACGATAGGTAGGTCAATCCGTGACGCGTTCGGAATGGGTCTTACTGATGCAATGCGTATGATGCGAACCGTCCAGATATACAGTTACCGTGATGCGAGTCACCTGAATTACCAGAACAATCGCGATGTTGTCACTGGTTGGATATGGTTTGCGGAATTAGACGATTTGACTTGTATGTCCTGCGTTTCTATGCACGGCACATTTCACAGCGTCGATGAAACATTGGACGACCACCATAATGGGCGCTGCGTACCGATTCCCGTCACAAGGTTATCCGACCCGTTTATTAAGGACGGGGCAGGCCAAGAATGGTTCAATCAAAAATCCGAAGCAGAACAAAGGCAAATGATGGGTGCCGGTAAGTATGACGCGTGGAAGGCTGGTAAGTTTGAATTTAGCCAGCTATCCAAAGAGACTGAAAACGACGTGTTCGGAATGATGCGTGGAGAAACACCACTCAAGGATTTGATTGGCGAACCTTAAAAAATTAGAACAAATGTCTAGAACACTTGTATTATTATAAATATTGTGGTAATGTATTGGTATTATAAATTTACGTCTACTTTGACGGCATAAACAAGGAGAAACAAATGACTGAAGAAATCACCAAAGAAGCTAACACCGAAGCACAAAAGCCAGAGAATGTTATTACGGAATCCTCACCGGAAACAAAAGAGGCAAAGACATTCACACAGGCAGAGTTAGACAAAATCATTGCAGAACGTTTAGAACGCGAAACAAAGAAACGCAAGGACGCAGAAGCAAAAGCACGAGAAGAAGCAGAACGTGACACATTAGCCAAAAACCAGGAGTGGGAAAAACTCGCTAAGAAACACGAATCCGAACTACTCGCAGCGCAACAAAGACTCAAGGAACTTGAACTAAACGAACTACGCACAAAGGCAGCCGCGAAGTACCAACTCCCACTAGAGATAGCGGAACGATTACGCGGAGAAACATTGGAAGAACTCGAAAAGGACGCGGAGGGATTGAAAGCACTTATTCCCGATGCGAAGTCTCAAGGCAAGCTGAATCCTACTGTACCCGGCAGTGGTGCTTCTGAAGCTAAGGAGACAGACCAACAAAGACGAAAAAGATTAGGGTTTTAAAAACCCATATAGGAGACAAACAATATGTCAACAATTAATGCATATTCTGTTGTATCAGCTTTAGCACCAAACATTCAATCGGATGCGATTTTCGTAGTTCGTGAAGCAAGTTTGATGGCAAAGCTGGTCAAAAGTTTTAATGATACACAAGGATTGAACCCGCGTGTTGGGTATGCTTACAATCAGGCAACCGCTAAGGACATCGCTGAGGAAGACGATCTAACTTCATCTGCCTTTACGCCTTCTGCGGATCAGACCTTAACACCATCGGAAATTGGAGAACAATTTTTCGTTACCGATTCCCGTGTTGAGTCTGAATTACCTGAGAACTGGCGCAACGATGCCGCACAGGAACTTGGATTAGCCGCACTGGATAAAATCGAAACCGATTTGCTCGGCGAAATGGCTAATCTGACAGGTGGGACAATCGGCGCGTCCGGTACTGTTATCACCTGGGGCTATCTGTCAGCCGCAATCGCTGTTGCTCGCATGGCAAACAAAAATGCAGCCAAACCATTAGCCGCTGTTATTCATGGTTATCAGTGGTCTGTACTCGCCAAGAGTGCAACCCTCGCTGGTGCAACCGTAGCCGCAACCGCACCAAATTTCCAGGATGAAATCACCGCTCGCGGTGGATCTGGAGTATTGGTCGCAACATTTATGGGCGTTCCCATTTACCAGGTTTATGGTGCTGTTGATAGTTCTACCGACTTCACTGGTGGAGTATTCCCGCCTGAAGCAATCGCGATTGATTGGAGACGTCAAATCCGTGTTGAAGCGGAGCGTGATGCTTCACGACGCGGTACTGAACTGAACATGAGTGGCATTTATGCTCATGGTGTGTGGCGTCCTGCTCGCGGCGTGAAAATGATCTTTAATGCTGCAACACCATCAAGCTAATAGGAGGCTAACATGGCAGGACAATTTGATGTAAATATCGTTCAAATCCCCGTCGTATTGACCGGGGCTACTGAAATTCCATTGCTCAAAGTACCATCAACCGGTGGAGGTATCACCGTTCAATCAGTTTATATGATTAACGCTGGTACTACCGTAGCACCGCGAATTATTACCATGTCAAGCGCAGGAACACCTGCTTTGAGTGGCACTATCGCGTCATATTCCACAGCAACCGGAACTATAACTGAATCTGCGACAATTCCAGCGGCATTTGTTATCAGTGATGGTTGGGTCGATGGTGGAGAATGGATTGGATTTGATCAGACTGGTGGGACTGTACCAGCCGGATCATTCTTCACAGTCGCTTATTTGACTGGTAAATAGTATGGATGCGAGTGGATAGGTCGTTAACACCGAAAGCGGTTCACTCCAGCCGTTTCCACTCGCTTACCTGGAGTACGTGATAGGAGGTCACGAACATGAGAATACTTTGGATGAGCAATGCTCCGTGGGTGCAGACTGGTTATGGAAATCAGACTAAGTTATTTACTCCACGTATAAACGAATTACCAGAACATGACGTTACAATTTTTGCGTTCTATGGACTATCGGGGTCAGCACTAACATGGAACGGAATGAGAATACTGCCTCATGGCCTTGATATGTACGGTCAAGATATTATGAGTTCACATGCCAAGAATACAGGCTCACAGGTCATCATATCGCTGATCGATGCTTGGGTGTTCAAGGCAAAGAACATCATACATCAGGATATAAAGTGGGTGCCATGGTTCCCTGTAGATAGTGAACCGTTGCCCGTTCCTGTTGGGGATGCTATTGCAAACGCTCACAAGCGGATCGTATTTTCGCGCTTTGCAGAACGAATGGTCAATCAGCGAGGCATGGATTGTTATTATGTTCCCCATGGCGTTGATACAAAGATATTCAAGCCGTTAGACAAAACAGGATTGCGCGAAAAGTACGGACTGCCTAAAGATAAGTATATAATCGGGATGGTAGCAGCCAACAAAGGCAATCCACCACGTAAGGCATTCTATTCACAATTCCAGGCATTCTCCGAGTTCAAGAAACGCCACGATGACGCGTTTTTGTATCTGCACACCACACGCGGAGAACATGGGGAGTATGAGGGTATAAACATTCCGGCGTATATGGCATTCTTGGGACTGAAAGAGAACGTGGATTTCAAGATAGCCGAACAATACACGCTGGTGTCCGGTAATTTTGGTGATGAGAACATGGCTGAATTGTATAACTGCATGGACGTTCACATGCTTGTCAGTATGGGCGAAGGCTTCGGTATTCCGATACTGGAAGCACAATCGTGCGGTACACCCGTCATCGTTGGTGACTGGACGGCAATGAGTGAATTGTGCTTTGGTGGTTGGAAGGTCGAAAAGAAAGACGCGGAGTTGTTTTATAGCAACCTGGTAGCACACCAATACAATCCCCACATGCGCGGCGTGTTGAATAAAATGGAGCAGGCGTATGAAGTCAGAGGTAACACGCTGTACAACGAGAATGCGCGTAAAGGTGCGCTTGCCTATGACGTGGATAGGATCGTTGAAAAATACTGGAAGCCGGTACTAAAATCCATTGAAGAGAGCTTACCCGAACCGATTGAAGCCAAGATGCGTAAGCATAATTGGAGTAATACGGGCGTCTTTAATTCAGATGGTACTATCTCATTCCCGTGTTTAGACTGTTTCGATGAATTGATGTTTAATCCTGAAAACAATCACAAGTATGTCATCAAGAACGGATTCAACCATAAACCGAACGGCGTTGAATTGGACTTAGAAGACCATCCAACGGGCGGCGTGTCAAAAATTATATGTCGTGAAATCCAGAACGATTACAAGTTGGATCTGGATTACAAACCCGGTGACGTAGTGATTGATATAGGCGCGCAAGTTGGCGTGGTATCTGCTTATCTCGGGAAGAAATACCCGTTCCTAAAAATTATCGCATTAGAACCAGTTAAGGAAAACTACGATAGACTTGTAAGAAACTTAGAAGCAAATGGGGTACAAAATGTAACCCCCTTGAATATGGCAGTAACTTCCGACGGGCGTGATGTTGTCATGGATGGTAGCCTTGACCAGAACAGCGGTTCAATGACAATTTACGGCAAAGGCAAAGCAACCATAAAAAGCATGACGCTTGATGACATTATGCGAACGTTTCACATTGACAATGTCCGCTTACTCAAGATTGACTGTGAAGGGGCGGAGTATGAAATACTGGAAAGCTCCGAACACCTGCTTGATAAGATAGGCGCGATACGTGGAGAAATTCACCCTATGGCTGGTAAGTCACAACAGGACTTGATGACGCTTATCCAGAAACATATACCTGATGTAAAGATGACGGTGCTGCAATGATTAGCATCGTGACCCCATGGCACAACTGTTCGGAATTATGCGACATGTACGAGCGCTCACACGGGCGCGCGGAGATTATCAGCATCGACAACGGAAGCAGACAGGAACACTCCCTGAAAATCAGACAGATGACCGAACGCATGGGCGGGCAATACGTACGCAACGCGGTCAATAAGAAGTTCGCGAAGGCTAATAATCAGGGCTTCAAACTGGCAAGCAATGACATCGTTCTATTCTTGAATAACGACACAATGGCGCAACCCGGCTGGGTATTCCAGGTAGAGGATGACGTCAAAGACGGCGCGTTATACGGCGCGTCAATGGGCGTTCGCATGATAGCGGGTAAGACATTACCCTACATCGAAGGCTGGTGCATTGCTGCCACAAAAGCCACATGGGAGCGCGTCGGGCTATGGTACGAGTCGTTGAGCGGCATGTATTGGGAAGATAATATCTTGAGTTTACAGGCTATCAAAGCAGGCGTGCGATTACAGGCGACAAACTGGCAGGTGCAACACTTGAACAATTACACTACCAACAGAACGCCGGGAACGCTGGATAACGTCGCAGATAATCAGGCGGTGTTTGAGAAAATGGCGAGGGAGTGGAAACAATGAAAAAGAAAGAACGAATAGCACAACTTGAAAAAGAAGTTGAAGAATTAAAAAGACGAATTGAAACATTGGAAATGTTTAAGGTAATTGGCGTTGGTGAAAATCCGAGTCCATATTTACCAAAACCATATTTACCGGATGACTACACATATCCATATACAACACCAACAACAGTGCCTTTTCCTTATCCAATAATAACATGGTGTGAAAGTACAGCCACTAAAACATTTAATGATAAAGAAATAACACAATGA